TGTCGTTGTTGTATTTGGCTACCAATGGTACAAAGATGAAAAGAAAAAACAATATGAAAAACAACAAAAATATTTATCAAAATACTTTGATAGCAAATGGTAAAATAAATTTAACAGAGTTAGCTAGATTAACTCTATTAAATATATTGAGTGTAAGAGGTGTTATTTATACTCATTATAAAAACAAACAACTAAACAAGAGGAAATATGACACAAGATGAGCAAATAAAACAATTAAAGCAAGAGTTAGAGTACTACAAAAAGAACTCTGTTATGATCTGTGGGGTTTCAAGTAATGATGATAATGGAGAAGAATTTTATAAAGATCTTGGTATAAAAGAGAATGAAACCTTTTTTGATTTTGACGCAGAGGGTTTTGTTGAAGATGCTTTATATCAATTAAAATCTGTTCTTAAATACGATAAAGTATTTAGAAATGGTGGGGAAATTAGTTAATCCTTTGGTGGTGTGGGTATGGTTTCTGCTACGTCAGTTATATCTGTACTCACATCAATAAGATCAGGTTCACTTTCCCAGCTAATCTTAACAACACTATCCGATTTAACATCTAATTTTTGTCGTTCAGTAAATAAAGAGCTTACTCTGGGTGCTAACCATTTTAAAAAATTACTTCGCTCACGCAAGAATAAAAGCTCATTTGGGTTTAAGTCCATATGATCTGAATTAAAAACATTTAACATCTTTTCAACTAATGTTTTAACTCCTATTTCTTGTGCTTTATCAAATTCACTTTTTATCTTTGGATTTTTCTCTAAGTACCTGTGCCAACTCATCGAGCTGATCCCCAAGACCTCTTTTATTACGATATGTGGTATTCCTCCATCGTAAATAGTGTCGAGAATAGTATTTACTTCTATATCCGAAGGTGTGAGATCGTTTTTCTTCACTTTGGATATACTCTTTGATTTGTTCATCTGTTTTATCTCTAAAATTCTTTAAGTTTTTTAATCTAATAATCTTTTTGTCTATACTTAACGTATTATTCCTAAAAAGTCCTTTGTATTTTCTAGTCTTACTATCTGTTGAAAAGCAACCCTTATGAAATCTACAAAGAAATCGTTTGCTTGTAGGTGTAAAATAACCCTTAGCTCTACACCTGACACCGCTAGTCTTTGCTATCGCCTCGCAATAAATCTTTTGACTTAATCTTCCTGTCATGGTCTCTTTTAGTTTTGCTTACCTTTTGTTGATAACCGAAATGGGTTTTCTTTCTAATCTCATTAAAAATATTTTTAGGTATAGCCACCAGCCTACCTTTGCCTTTTTCGTCTTGTCTACTGAGAGCTAAAGAACAATAATAAGGGTTATCCTTTTCTTTAATTGCTTTAGTTAGGGTACTGCGGGGTAGAGTGGCTAATTTATCCGTAATATGTTCCTTATCCCCTCCTTTACTGACAATCTCTTTTACTAGTTTATCTATGTTAGTTAAGTTAATGGTAGTTTTACTAATATCAGGCATCATGCGACATGACATGTCTTTTAATGAGACATTAGTGTTCTTTGATGAGACATCATATTTCTTATTCACAATATAATCAGAATGAATAGTATATAGCAAAGTAGATTTAAGACGTTTAGTTTTTAATATCCCAACTTCCTGTAATAATTCAGTACATCTATATATAGTAGATCGGTGTAAGCAAACCATACTAGATAGTGTAGCCTGACGGGGATAACATTGTCCATTTTTAGCATTTACAAACTTCAATAGGGATATGAGGATTAGCAATGAAGATGATCGGTATTCTTCTGGTATCTTTCTTATCCTCTCATCATCAAAGAGTTTAAATGGTATTCGAATGTGCGGTAAATATTTTTGCATAGCCTTATGGTTTCTTCTTACATACTTTCTGATGCTCTGCTTGTAGATGAAACAATGTGCCGACCCATTCCTGTTCAGACATAGCCTTTAATGGCTCAGAGATAGGGTATTTTTGAGCAACTCGGAACGAAAGGGTATCAGGGTCTACCTCTTTGTAATATACGAGATAAACAGGGATATTTAAGCCTTTCCCGATTTGTTCTACAATATTAGTATATTTCTTTTTATCAGAGCCGGTATCGTAGAGATGTTCAATAATAGCTAGAGGTTTCCAGCAACCTTTATTTTTACAGATTTCAACACTATCAATATCACACATAGCGATACCATCCCATAATCTATGCCAACGAGAGTACAAATCTTTGTCAAAGTATTTAGCAAATCTCATTCAGGTTTATATAATCTATAAGTTAGTGTGAGTTCTTGATCAGGCATAATATCTTCCGTTGTTTTTAAATACCATTTATTATTTACCTTAACTCTTACACAATTAGATGTTTCCGAATGGTTAATAAAAGCACCTAAAGGTAATCTATATAAAACATCATCAACCTCAATATGAGAGATGCCTAACTCAGTACCTTTTTTAATTTCTCTTGTAGCAAATAAACCTAAGCCATGAATGAAACTAGGTTTAATGGTGCAGAATATAGGTAAAGGGTTATACTCCACCTACACTACCCATGACCCATAAAATTAATAATGTTCCAACAATAATTTCCATTAGTCTATCTCCTTTTGTTTTTTTAGTTTATTTTGTAAAACCACAGCAAGTTGTCTTGGCGATTTATAAGATTGAGCCTTTTTATGCATAGCGATTAAATTAGAATACCTCTCTTTATAGAACGCAACCAATTTATTTGTTTCTAAATCCACAAGCCTAGCATTTATCTTTTTTTCATTCATATCGACTTGCTCTTGATTAAGATCAACTTGAATAGATAAGTGATCTAACTTTAGATTCACCTCTTGATGTAGTTTAGTTAATGTGATGAGCTGTTCAGTAATAATCTTTAATTGATTTAAAGTAGCAATAGATTGATTTTCTTTTTTCTTTTTAATCTTATTATATGCGTGGTGTTTAATATCCTTTTTAGTCGTTGCAAGAGATATAACATCCATAGTATTATAGGCTTTAATATAGGTATTAGATGACCCTACAACACCATAGCTACTACCTAATAGCATAACATCAGCACAGCTAGTCAATGATAGTAGTGCGAAGATACATACAAATAATCTCATTAATCGTAATACCTTTCTGTTAATGTTTCTTTATTAATTTGGTATTTATTAATCAACTTTAAAGCTAAGTCGTACTTTCCTCTCTCTCTACATTTTTTTAATATAGATTTTAATTGATATACCTTATCTGTTCTAGTTTTAGGTGGGGTGTCCATTTGTAATTCCTGTATTGAAATGATCTGCTTTAAAGTATCTATCTCTTTCTTTTGAGATTCAATAATAACCTCTAAATCATTTGAAATATTCTTAGACATTCTTAATTTCTTTTTTAATAGTTTAATCTTGCCTTGATAATCTTGAAACATATCTGTATCTGTCATTTAAGTACCTCTATTTTTTTTATAACCTTTATTGGAAAACAAGTTAATCCACCTACCTCTAAACCTTCTTCATCTTCTGCGTATGAAGTAAATAACCATAGTTTATCTTTAGTTTTTTTATAAATATAACCAACATCTTCACAGACCGATACATCATGGTTAAGTATATCTGATTCATCAATCCAACTTTCTGTTGAAGAACAAATATCCCACCAAGTAATCTTAACCTGTTTATATTTAAATTTAGTTTTAGATGAAGTCATAAAAATCATTAGGTTGAACTTCTTTATTTGTGCCTAAATATATTTTCTTCATCTCTGACTTTCTAGGAATCCTTTGTCCTTCTTTGTACCTATAAATATTTGTGCTGGGATTAATATTATGAATGCCAACTTTTTTGGCGGTCTCGCTACAACTTAACTGATTCTTCTTCATCCATTCTTTTAGTGTCATTTGTTGTTTCCTTTTTGATTTGTTAAAATATAACCAATAAGGTATATTTATCCACAAGTCAATATTTATATAGACATAGTGGAAAACACTCTGTATAAACACCTTGAAACAACTATGCAAAGAAAAGATATAATAAAAGCATTTTCCATATTTAATGATGGTAAAGGATTAGATCATTGGTCTTATTCTTCTACCTCAACTCCATTTGCTAAAAATTTAATTAACTATACTTTTTCTAAAGATGTGAGAAGAACATTCCCATTTAGATATAAAGCTAACTTTGGAAATTTAGTTAATAACACAACTCAAAGATTACTAGGTGATATAATTTGGAAAAGAGAAAAACAAGCTATTACAGAATGGGATAGAGATTATAAAGTTTCATTTGAAAAAGAACTTTCAGAGCTAAATAAAAAAGACCCCGTAGATGAGAAAGATCAGTACGGCAGAGAAAAGATGATTGACTTTGCTCACGATTGTATTGGAGTTACTAAAAAGGTTGTTCAAGATATTGTAGGTAAAAAGAAATTAGAATGTGAACGTCATGTAAGAAAAAAAGAAATGACTATGATTAAAGATATTCTAGGTAAGATAGATTATGAAACTGATGATGTGATGATTGAGTTAAAAACGAAGCCACCTAATTTAAGAAAAGTAAAGTTTAAAGAAGAATATTCAATGAGTAGTCAAGCACTACCAACTGAACCAACAATAGAAAATTTAACTCAAACTGCGTTTTATTATATGTGTTCTAAAAAGAAACCATTCTTAATTTATACGAATGATAAAGATCATATTATATTTGACGATAAACATGAGTTAATGCGTAAAGAACACCTAGAGTTTCTATACTATAAAATGGTTGAAAAGATTTTATTGTGGGAACGAATGATTATGTTCTGTAAAGGCAATCTATCTGAACTTGCATTAATGTGCGAACCACCAGATATGAATCATTATTTTTATTATAAAGATTTAGCCACAGAACAGACACAATTAATTAGTAAACTTTGGGGAATTAAAAATAACAACTAACAGAAAGGAACTATGTCTTGGCTAGTATATAAAACAAAAGTTGTTGCAACATACACTTTTATTTATGCACAAAAAGTTTGGGGTCTATTACCCTTCTAATAATAACAACAAAAGGAAAATATGAAGAAAAACATATATCAAAAATTACACTCAGCTTGTTTAATGGCAGGTGGTGTAAAGAAAGCCGAAAAAGTAAAAGGGATGCACTTTAACCCCTTATTACATGATGCGGTTCAAGAAGTGGCAACACAAGCCTTACTCGATAATGGTTTGTATGTAACTTGCAATTATCTCACCGAAGTTATGGATGCGAGAGATGCAGTTATGGTGATATGTACCATGAAGGTACATGACATTGATGATCCTAAGAGCTTTATCATAGTTGATGGATGTTCAGCAATGGGAGCAATGGATAAGTTTGGTACAGGTAATGCCATGTCTTATTCAAGAAAGTATGCTTTCTTAAATCTATTAAACTTAAAGACAGGTATAAAAGATGAAGATGGTTATCAAGCCAAATCGTTTAATAAAATTTCTTCTGTAAAAGAAGAAACAAGTCCAGTTTATCTTGATGATAATGTGGATGCCGAAGAGATAAAAGGATATATCCGTTTAGCTAAAAACTCTAAGCAGTTTTATAGTTTAGCAGATAAGTATAAAGCTGAAATCCAATATCTTATGAAAAACAATTCTAAAGCATACAAGCAATTAAAGAAAGTTGCTGATGCTAAAGAGTTGGAATTAAATAACGTGCAACAATAAAGTTGCAGATAACAAAAGGAAAAAATGAGCAATGAAGCTATATGGGTAAATGTAATACCCAACGCAAAAAAAACAGAAGATAAGCACCCTGATTGGGTAGCTCCTCCTAACGTAGAAGCACAAGCGAAAGGAAAGAACTGGACAATCGGAGTAAAGGTTGGAAATGCTTGGTATAATCAAGCAGGTTGGAATACTAAAGATGATAATGGTAATCCTACTGGCGGTATAACTATTAAGTTATCACCAAATACTCCAAGTTCTGCCACAAGTAGTGGTGGACAGCAATCTTTTACACCACAAAAGACATTTGCTAAAAATGTTGCTTATGGTAGTAATAAACCGTCAGGATTTTAAATAATTTTGACATCTTTGTGGGGAGTTTTAGTCATCACCCTTGACTTTTTCATTAGTTGTTTTCCTCCCCACAGAGACCCCTTTAACAAGTAAGATAAATTATGGGACATCAAGAGAAATCACATAGTAGCCTTGCTCTGTCCCTATAAATTATGAAAAGTATTAAGAATCAAATTGGTGGATCACATTATAAAGATAATTTTAAAATCCAACCTATTGAATATATACAAGCGAATCGTATGCAGTTTGCTGAGGGTTGTGTAATTAAATATGTTTCAAGACATTCATTTAAAAACGGCAAAGAGGATATACTAAAAGCTATACAAAATCTACAATTTATACTGGAAAGGGATTACAATGATTGACAAATCTGCCAAAAAGGTTATAAGAACGAAACACGGAAGTGCAAGTTTTAAATATATAGAAAAATTTGATTCCGTTAAGAAAGCTGCCGACCCCTCAAATGAGGGAGAGTTAGTAGAAGTAAAGGTAACAGATATAAAATGGGACTTTACAAAAGTGAAGGAGGATGCTGATGAAAATCAGAATGCGTCTACAGAGGTTAAGAGACCTTCAGGAGAAAAAACATAAGAAGTATCTTGAAGCTCAAATGAAAGCCGAAAAATATCATAGAGATAGTATTAGGCTTGGCAGAAAAGTAGTAGACACACAAGAGCAATTAATGAGAGCTTAATAGTCTCATTAAAGACATAACAAGTAAAACAACAAACGGTTGTGCAAACAACAGAAGGGTATACTACGCAAATGAAAACAATCACACAATTAAAACAAGCAATGAAAGCTCCTATGTATCAAGAACTAACAGGAAGAGAACTCATGTTATATCAAACCGGATTTAAAAATGGTTATCGTATGGCATTACAACAAAACAGAGCAAAGATAGAGGGTCAATTATTTAAATTAAAAATGAAACAAGAAAAGATAGAAGAAGATAAAAAAAATAAAATACCTATTGAAAGAAAATCTGTGGGTCGTAATACTTTTGATGCTGTTGTTAATAAAATTTGTATCAGATATGAAGTTACCCCACATGATTTGCTTGGCACAAGAAGATTTGAATATTTAGTAAGAGCAAGAAGTATTATGATTAATCTTTTTTTAGAAGTGTATGGTATCTCTTTATCAGAGTTAGGAAGATTATTAAAAATAGATCACTCAACTGTTATTCATCATCGTAGATTAAAATATATGGGAAATAGATTTTGGTCTAAAGACAAAACAATACACGAAGAATTTAAAGAGTTAAAAGAACAGTTAGAGTTGTAGGCTTTGCCACTCTTTATATTGTTTTAAATATTCATCGAAGCAACTATGTTCATTTGATCTATGTCGCTCACAAAAGTAATCTTTATTAGCGTTAATAATCCAACCGCCTTCATTAGACATAAGTTGTTTATCGCAAATTAAACAATTACCACAATGTATTTCAAGTTGTTTACGAGACTTGACCCAAGTTTTTTTTCTTACCATTTTTTACAAGACCAGTATCTAGCTGTGAGCTTGCTGGTTGCAGAATCACATCGGTGTCTAGCTCTAAATGACTTTCTGTTTTTAGGATTTGATTTCTTAATTGTCATATTAGCATCGCCATATCTAATTAGTTTTACTTGATTTCCTACCTTTGCCAGAACCGCAAACTTCTTAGTTTTAGTTCTAGCATTTTTAGGTTTATTGTAACCCGAAAATTTTTCTCCTCTATAGTCTATAGCCATAATCGTTTATAATATTTTTTGTCGTATAAAACAACTTTCCATTTATCTTTCTTTTTAAATTGATTTCTTATCCCGTATTCTTTAGCTTCTTTTTCTGTCTCCCACATCTCATTGGTAAACAAACTCCAATCATCATTTCGTAACCACAGTATACAATACACTATTCTAATATTAGTGATTTGATAGATTTAGAACCATCAATATTTGTTTCAAGTGTTGCTTTAGATTTAATACATTTATAATCTATGTTAGCTTTCACTTGTCTTGTGGCTTCACGTTTATGTTTAAGACATACAGACATAGACTTTTGTATTCTATGTTCTTTAATATCTGGTCCTACAAACATAAGAAGTGCTACAATTTCTGCTATCATTAATGTCCG